CGGTTAACCGAAGTGCAAAAAAGCCACGCAAGGTGCAATTAACCTCTACCCAAATCGGTCTCGCAAAGCGACTTGGGCTTACCCCTGAACAATATGCGCAACAATTATTGAAGGAATCATTAAATGGCTAATAGAGATTCACGCACAGAAGACACAAGAGAAAAATCAGAACGTAAGGCAACATGGCAAAGACCATCAGCTTTACCTGATCCAACGCCTCAAGAAGGTGTAGAGTTCCGATGGATTCGTACATCTGCCCTTGGACAGTCTGATATGACAAATGTGTCATCAAAATTTCGTGAAGGCTGGGAGCCTGTAAAGTTAGAAGATCATCCAGAGTTGAAGATCATGTCTGACGTTGATTCCAAATTCAAAGGTAATGTAGAGGTTGGAGGATTGTTACTTTGCAAGAACTCAACAGAAAACATGGATGCCAGAAGAGACTATCAACAAGATACTGCTAAATCACAGATGCAAGCAGTTGATAATAGTTTTATGAAGGAATCCGACCCCCGTATGCCAGTACTCAGACCAGAGAAAAGCACACGCACTTCGTAATTTAACATTTTAATTTAAGGGAGACAGTTACATGTCAGCAACAGCAGCTCCTTTTGGATTAAGGCCTGTAGGTAATTTAGGCGGAACTTACAATGGTTCTTTCCGTCAGTATCCAGTATTATCATCATATTCAACAAGAATATGCTATGGTGATGTTGTAAAGCTAGTAGATAATAGTACAACAACTACTATTGAAAAAGATACTGGTACTAGCTCGGCTACTCCAATAGGTATTTTTTTAGGGTGCAGATTTATTGATGTCAGCACAAAACAATTAACTTTTAGTCAGCAGTGGTCTGGTGCAGCGCATACAGAAGGTATGGCCTATGTATGTGATGATCCAAATATTTTGTTTGAAGTTCAGGCAGATGGCACTGTAAATGATGATGATATTGGAGCGAACGTAGAGTTAGAGCAAAATGCCTCAAGTTCTGCTTTAGGTATTTCTAGAGTCGCAATTGATATTAGTACAGCAAATAATACAGCATCATTACCAATAAGAATCGTTGATTTCAAAGGCGGTTTTGATGGTGATGAAAAAGGTACTTCATTCCCAATAATGCTATGTAAGTTCAATACAGGTCATCAACTTGGTATTGGTGTTGTTTCTGGTAACGCACCTTCTGCAGCTTAATAAGGAGATTAGAATATGGCTATATCAAGAGCGCAACTCCTTAAAGAGTTGTTACCGGGTTTGAACGCATTGTTTGGCTTGGAATACGAAAAGTATGAAGATGAACATACTGAAATATATGAAGTAGAAAACTCAGAGCGTAGCTTTGAAGAAGAAGTGAAGTTATCTGGTTTTGGTGCGGCTCCTGTAAAACAGGAAGGTGCAGCAATATCATATGACACTGCACAAGAGTCATTTACTTCAAGATACAACCACGAAACTGTGGCTATGGGCTTTTCAATAACAGAGGAAGCAATGGAAGATAATCTTTATGATTCATTGTCTGCTCGTTATACAAAAGCACTAGCTAGAGCAATGGCTTACACAAAGCAGACAAAAGCTGCTTCATTGCTTAACACAGGCTTTGATACATTTCAAAGTGGCGATGGTGTAACATTGTTCAACACAGCTCACCCAACAGTGGCTGGTGGTAGTAACAAGAATAGATTGTCAACAAACGCTGACTTGAACGAGACTTCTCTTGAGCAAGCAGTAATTGACATTGCAGCTTTCGTAGATGAAAGAGGCTTGTTAATTGCAGCAAGACCAAGAAAACTTATCGTTCCACCAGCATTGATGTTTGTTGCAACTAGGATTTTACAATCAGAACTCAGAGTTGGAACAGCAGATAATGATACAAACGCAATAAGATCTAATGGATCAATTCCAGAGGGTTATTCTGTTAATCACTATTTAACAGACACTGATGCGTTTTTCTTAACTACTGATGTTCCTAACGGAATGAAGATGTTTGTAAGAACACCAATGTCAACATCAATGGATGGGGATTTCAACACAGGTAATGTAAGATACAAAGCCCGTGAGAGATACTCATTTGGTGTGTCAGATCCTCTCGGAATGTTTGGTTCACCGGGAGCATAAACCCCTAAAGGGAGCTGTTCCTTTCCGGCTCCCTTTCTTTTAACCCTTGACTGCATTAGCAGACATTTGCCACGACAAGGAGATTAGACATGGCTAATACAACTTTTTCAGGTCCGGTACGTTCTGAAGGCGGATTTACTTCTGTAAGCAAGAATGCTACAACCGGAGCTTTCACAACTCAATCCAGCATAAACTCAAGTGGATTTGCATCTTTAGATGCAAACAAACTTTCTACAGAAGCAGGAACTGGTATCACAGGTGGTACTGGAACTATTTATAGAAGCTCTGTTATGAGACAAGGTGGAATTATTACAACAAGAATATTAATTGACCTAACTGGATTAAGATCAACAGCATCTGGCGATATTGTTGGTGTTAATGGCACATCAAATGTTTGTCACATAGGTCAGATTACAGCAGCAGAAAACGGAACAATTATCGCTGGTAGCATGGAGTGTTTTGAAACACCTGCAGGTGGTGAAGATGATATAAACGTACATTCAGCAACAGAGGGTACTGGTGTAGAAGATGGTGCGATTAGTGATCTTACAGAAACATTACTAGTTAATGCAGGTAATGCAGCTATAGGTACAAAAGTGTATTTTACGGGATTACCAGCAGCAGATGAGTTTTTGTATCTAACGTTAGGATCAACAACAGACGCAGACTATACTGCTGGTAAGCTATTAATTGAATTAATAGGGTACGAGGCTTAATTATAGGAGGGTTAAATGGCAGGTCGATCAGACGTAAAAGCGGTGACCATTACAGCGGACACCGTTGCAGCAGATGACGATGGTATATCAGCTAACGCTTCTGTAGGTAACAATGCCGCACTTACAATAGGCGGTGCTTTAGCAGATGGTGGCTCTGTAACTTTATCTCATGCGAGAAAGATTACAGTTACCTCAGCGGGTGATGATTCATCTAAATCATTTACTATTGTGGGAACTGATGTGAATGGAGATTCTCAGACAGAAAGTTTAACTGGCGCTAATGCAGGTGTTGCAACTAGCACTAATTACTTTCTTACTATAGCTTCCATAACAGCAGTGGGTAATCCTGCAGGAAATGTTAAAGCAGGTATTAGTGCAGATGCAGCAGATGTTATTTTTGCAGGCAGAACAAGACTAAAAGGTGCCTTTCTCTCAAGCACTGCTACAGCAGGAACTATAGATTTTTTAAATACTTCTCCAGTAGGAACAAGTGAGTTTAAGTTAAGATCAATAGCATCCGCGACAGCGACTAGAGATGTTACTATACCAATGGAAGGCGTATTGTTTGATAGCGGATTGTTTATACAGTATACTGTTTCAACATTTTTGCTAATGACAGTGTTCCATGCCTAGCACAAAAAGAAAAGGGACTATGAAAGGTCACACTATCAGCGGTGGGCATAAGCGGCCCACTAAAGCTGGTGCAGGTATGACCGCTAAAGGTGTTGCAAAATACCGAAGAGATAATCCCGGATCTAAACTCAAAACAGCAGTAACAGGAAAAGTAAAGCCCGGCAGCAAAGCTGCAAAGAGGCGTAAGTCTTTCTGTGCTAGATCTGCAGGTCAAATGAAGAAGTTTCCTAAAGCAGCCAAAAATCCTAATAGTCGTTTGAGACAAGCTAGAAGAAGGTGGAAGTGTTGATTAGTAGAGCATCAATGAAACAACAGATGAAGGGCAATCGTATGAAAAAGAAACCTGTAGTAAAAAAGAATATAGGCAAAATGTTAGAAACATTTTCTCCCGCATACAGCGTTATGAAAGGCAAGGGACCAATATCTGGTGCATTATCTTCGTTAGGCAGGGCTGCTGGACCTCTTAGTCCTCTTGGTCAGTTTGCAAAGCAACGTAGAGATAAAGCTAAAAAAAGAGAAGAGGAAAAGAAGGGTTCAAATAGAATGACAAAAATGCCAAGAATGATGGCCGGTGGACCTTTGAAAAAAAAGAGATCAATAGATGGATGCGCCAGAAAAGGTAAAACAAGGGCTGTATAATGAAAGATGAAGTTTGCCCTATATGTAAAACCGCACTAAAAAATACAAAAGAAAAACAAGTCCGATGCGTTACTTGTAAAGCCTTAGTATCGAC